GCGGAATCACGCAGAACAATTCCCGGAGATATAAAGGATTACTTTTTTCAGCATCCAGCTATCTGCGATGTTATTCGCGCTGCTCAAAAAGCTGGAGCCGACGATGCAACATGGCTTCGCTTAGCATCGTCTTTCACAAAAGATGCCGATTGAGCAGATAGATTAATTCATGAAAATGGAGAGAGAAAACTATGCCATTTAGGACAATAGACTTGTGCGCCGGTATCGGCGGTATCCGTAGAGGTTTTGAGCTTACCGGATACTTTGAAAATGTACTTTCCTCAGAGATAGATCAGTTCGCCTGCATGACATATAGACACTTGTATGGCGATGACCCCCATAACGATTTAACTACCGAAGAGTTTAAGCAGTTGGTTGAAGAGACTGACTATGATGTACTGTTAGCTGGTTTTCCTTGTCAGGCATTTAGTAAAGCGGGTTTGGAACTTGGATTTGCTGACAAGACAAAGGGTACAATTTTCTATCATATTGCTGAGATTGTACGAAGAACCAGACCGAGAGCAATCTTCTTGGAAAATGTAGATAACCTTGTCCGACATGACCGTGGGAACACGTTCAGAGTTATCATTGACATACTGGAGTGTGAATTAGATTATAAGGTAATCGGCGTATCATATGGCTTGGATGGAACACCATTATATCGCGGAAAAGATTTTATCAGAAATTCCAAGAACTTTGGTATCCCGCAGAACAGGCCGAGAACATATATTATCGCATTCGACCGCAGACGGTATGGCGCAGAAGCACTACTGAACATTGAAAATTATCTCCCAGAGGGCAATGATCTGGATTTGTATGAAGATTTGCATGACTTGCTTGAGATGGGAGCACCAGCCCAATACTATATGGCATCTGGCTATCTCGATACGTTGATTCGTCATCGCGCGAGAGAACATGATAAGGGTAACGGTTTTGGATACAAGGTGGTTAATGCAGAAGGCATCGAACACCCTGTAGCGAATACCATTATGGCAACCGGCGGATCGGGAAAAGAACGAAATTTGGTGTATGATCCGCAGGAAGGGATTGCGGGGACAAGAATCCCAACCAAGAAGACCGAATTGAACGACAAGGGTATAAGAGTGATGACTCCCCGAGAATGGGGCAAGCTGCAAGGCTTTATCAATTATGCGTTTATGGTCGACGGCGTAGACACCTTCTCCTTTCCCGAGGGCATAACCAACTGTCAGAAGTATAAGCAGTTTGGTAATTCCGTAACAATACCTGTAATTCAAACAATGGCAGAATATATGGCAAACTGTTTCAGAATGTTGGGCGATCTCCCCAATGAATAATTTCAAAATAAGCGATTGATTTTGCGGCTAAATAAAGAGAATGTAGCACCGAAATGGTGCTACATTTTTTACTTTACCCAACAAATATAAACGATGATTATGATGCGTATTAAGATTATATTTTGCGAATGTAATAATAAATACTGAAAATGTAGCAAAAAACTATTGACAAATGTAATTGTAGAATGTAGAATAATGTCATAAGAAATATAACCTTAGGAGGAATTGAAAAATGGGTAACGAAACTAAGCGGCAGAGATTTGTGCGACTCGCAGAGGCACGCACCAATAAGATCCTGGAGATGATGCGCCTCCTCGGCAATTGCTCCAGCAAGGCAAACTATGACTATACCGAGGAGGATATCAAGAAGATCTTCACCGCCCTGGAAAGAGAACTGAAGAACACGAAGAATCGCTTCTTAGGTGTAGAGGCAAAGGAAGAACGCTTTACCCTGGAGTAAGGAGGTGGCGTTATGCAGACCATTAGTTGGAGATTCCCGCCCTTGTCTGGAGGTACCCGGCAGGGCTATACGAACAACGATATTGAGGCATTTAAGGGCGAAGAGCTGATGGACAACCTGGCTCGAGAGGTGTGCCAGAATTCCTTGGATGCTAAAATTCTTACCAGCAAGGACCCTGTTAGGGTTGTATTTGAATTAAAAGAAGTTCCTTCTTCTGATTATGCTGTCTTCAGTGATTATACTGCGTGCATTGCAGGTTGCAGAAGATACTGGGGCGAAAGTATGGATAGCAAGCTGGCCCGCTTCCTTGACGATGCAGAGGAGATGCTTTCGCGTCCCAGCATTCCGGTGCTAGTAGCCAGTGACTATAATACCAAGGGCTTGCGTGGTAGCAGAAGCCGAGAACTGGATTCTCCGTGGGAAGCATTGACTGGTGCAGATGGAGTTTCTGTTAAGAACAACGAGACAAGCGGTGGCTCCTATGGTATCGGTAAAAATGCTCCGTTCGCCTGCTCAGCGCTGAGCATGGTGTTCTACAACACTTGTGCTGAAGACCAGGAAAAGGCATTTATCGGTGTAGCAAGAATGGCTACGCTTCTGAACCAAGAGAATAAAGAGACGCAGCGAGTGGGTCGCTATCAAAAAAATGATGACGCGAACGAACGCTGGACCCCCATTTTTGCAGAAGATGCAGATCCTTTCCGTGACCTGTTTCAACGTACTGAGCAGGGTTCCGATGTAATTGTTGTTGGATTCAATCAGGTTGGTGACTGGATGAACCGCATTGCCAAGGCGATTATTAAGAACTTTTTCGTAGCTATCAGCGAACGCAAACTCATTGTGGAGCTTAGAGGAGGTCAGGATGTCCGCCGAATTGACAGTTCTACTCTTGGACTGGAGATTGCAGGTTTCGATCACGATCACGACAAGGAAATGGTGATTACGTCTCAACTCTATAAGGCATTTACCGAGCCCGACCGGAAGGAATCCCTTAGTATTGTTGAGGAAAACGATGCCGAGGTGTACATCAAAGCGGATAGTAGCTTTGGCAGAACTATTGCTCATTTTCGTGATACGGGAATGCTTATCTACTTAAAGAGCCGCAGAATCTTCCAGCATTACGCGGCGGTCTTTGTTGTAAGAGGAGAAAAATTGGGCGCACTGTTACGAGCGACTGAGCCGGCACGACATAATCGTTGGGACTATAAGCTTATTACGGGTTCTTCTCAGGAAGAAAAGGACAAGCGTAAGGCCGCACGAATCTCTATTCAAAAGATTGATGATGACGTTCTTGCCCTTCTGAGATCTCAATTTGAAGTGGCGACGGCAGACACGGTTGATGCAGCGGGCGTTGGAGAATACTTGCCTGATGATGTTGACGGCCTGGCTGGCGCTGCTGTTGGCGACGATATTCTGAAGGCTAAGATCAAGATCGGCAAGGTAAAAACAGTCGAAAGTCGCACTGGTACTATCACCGTTCCTGCAAAGAAGGATGAAGGTGCGGCGCAAACGGGGCAGGTTCACAATCATGAAAAGAACCCGAATCCCCAACCGCCCCGTCCGCAGCCCCCTCGCCCGGTTCATCCCGATGTTCCTGTAGATGATCCCAAGCAGGGTGCGTCAAAAGGCAAAGGAACAAAAACCATTGTTGTGCCTAATCTGTCTGCCCAGAGAGCATTCCCTATCAATTCCAGCATGGGGCTGTATAAGATCGTGATTAAGCCGACAGAGGCTTATAGTAACCTCTATGTTAGCTGCTCTGCATTAGGTGAGGATGGTAAAACTGACTTGCTTGAAATGGAGACCTTCACTTATTCTGGTTCTCCTGTGCCTATTCGTGATGGAAAGGCTGGCCCAATTAAGGTGGATGCCAATGTTCCGGCAACCTTCTTCGTTAAGTTCAGCAGTAAAGAAAAAATGGTTTTGAATCTTAATATTATGGAGGTGCCTAAGCGATGAAAGCTGTTAAAACTGAGTTTCCTAATCCCGTTTTAGCCTCCAATCGTGATGATTACACTCCAGAATGCGCTTTTTATACCACATTTGATCCTGCAGAGATCATTGTCACTGCCGAGGATATCGTCATCCCAGTGAAGTATACGCTGGTGTGCAAGGGACTTCAGCAGCTTATTGAAGATGGCCAAGCGGTTGCGGTCATCAACATCAAGAGCAGTGCGGCTTCTTACAGCAGACTCTTTCCGTTTGAAAGCGGAAAAACAGACATGAAAGTCAACATTCCGAAGTTTGGCGTGGTCAAACGTTTTGAAATTGCTGGTTCTGTTATTGCCCAAAAGCCCATCCCTGGGTTCACTTGCGGATCGGAGTTCAACGAACTGTACTTTGCAAATTCTACTTTTGACATCCGGAAGGGAGATATCCTTGCAAGAGAGGATAGCCGTGTAATTTATGTTGATGACTCCGAGCTGGAGAAGCCTCTAACCTCTATCTTCAACATCAATAATGGCCATGACCAAACAGACCATGTGGTGGCAACTTTTGATGACGAGAAGATTGAGATTAATTTATGTGAGCCGCTCTACAAGTTGTATACGGACTTCATTGAGTTTAACAATGGTGCCCTTCGAAGATATGTAACTGGAATCATTGTTTACCCCGTACTGGTAGATGCCGTTGCAAAAATCTGTGAAGCCTATCAGCAGGAAAACGGTACAATTCTGGACAGAAGATGGTGCCGTGCTATTGAACACAAAGCGGAGAAAAAGTCGATTAATTTGCAAACCTATGACGATTCCTATGCTACTGTTGCCGATACGCTTCTGGGTGGTGTGTCTCTCGATGCATTAACAAGATTGAAGGATGTCCTCGAGAATGAGCTTAACAGTGGCGATGCTCAGATTTTAGGAGGTCGTGACTGATGTTATTGGGTTATTTTACTGAGGAAGCATATGAGAAGCTTTACCGTGATATTGACGAAAACGCCGAGAAATATGCTGGAACCGAAGAGTGGTTGCCAGAATACTTTGGTGTAGGCACAGAGTATTTCCATCAGTCCAGAACGGTTGATGTTGCAACTTTTCATCCATACATGATGCCGGAACCATTGGATGATGATGCAAAGAGCCAGGAAGATTTGATTAATACCAGAGCGTTGTATGATGCATTCAAGTCCCTTACGCCGCTACAGGCATCTAACAAGTATATGTGGACGTATCTGTGTCATGCTGTTCCAGAATACCGCGAGTATATTCAACATCGCTGGATGTCCTCGGAACGCGCTAATACTATCAAAACACGTTTCTTTGTTCCTGGAGCATCCGCCTTGTTAAATGACAACGCACTGTCCAGACTTTGGTGGTATGGTCATCTTACTTATGATGAAAAGAGCAATGACCATTATGCTCTGACAAAAATTCTGTTCACTAACCAGACGATTTGTACCGACGTCATGGATACCCTGAACCGAATGAATTTCAATCGGATTAAAGGTGTACTGCTGGCCATTCGGGACTTCAAGGATTTGTTGGATGGAAATGAAGGCATTACCGAATACTTCCGTGAGTGCAAAAAGTATCTGAATCACTATGCTGCAGTAACAACACTGGACTTCCTTGAACCTGAGGAAATTCAAGCGTTGGCTTTTGAGTATATGGTCAAACTGAGAGAACAGAAGAATAAGAAAAAGAAGAAAAAATAACACCGCAACGTGAAGGGCCGGTGGGTACAATTATATGCCCACCGGCTCATGCTTATATCATGTGAAATATCTGTCTCAACGAAAATATAGAAAGGGAGATAGCGATGGAAGCATATACTGAAGAACTGATAGAAACGTACGAGTATTTTGAAGAAGATGAAAGAATTCTATATAAAGATAGTACATATGATATCGTATCAAAAGTTGCGTATTTGATTGGTGTTCCGAAGAGAATCTTCGAAAATGAACACGAGCCTCCCAGAATCGAAATCTATGAAGTGTTAGAAAAAGACAAGTCTGCCAGAATTGTCAGGAACCTCTGCATAGTACGTGCAGCAATAGAGCGTAACTTCGGTAAGATCAATGACAAAATCAGAAAAGAATTTAGGAGTATTTATACCTTACCGGAACTGGTGCCACAAGATGCTCTGCGACAGCTGGAATTAGACAGTGTAAACTTCTACAAGAAGTCTAGCACCAAGCTCGGACATCATATAATTGAAATTAACAAATTGATACGAGATCGTATCAATAACTGCAAGAACATTTTTCCTGTATGGCTAAATTGGGAATATATCCGGGAAATCTTTAATATGAAAAACGGCCTGACTGAAGACGGAATCAAAGCAGCAGCAGGTGTTTACTTTACAAATCTTGAATGCTACCCCTATTCAATCTACATCAACTGGGAGCCGCAGCAAAATGGTAATATCCTCTATAACGACAAGAAGTTTGTGACGTTGCTGTATCAGTGGCATAACGATTATTTTGCTGACTACAGCAAAGTATCCGATGCGGGTAGCTTTGTAAAGAGCAGCATCTATGATTTCATTGATGAAGCGAAAAAGGTTGTCATGGCAGTTGACTGTGAGAACTCTGATCCATACCGGTTGTGTGCCACACTAAAAGGTTTGGATGCTGATGTAATTGCCAAAATCCAGAAGATTATGCTCTTTGATGATGTACATACTGTAGACGCATGGCGCATCCTGGAGTCCCACACTGCGATTCCGGTAGAACATATTATGACGGAGCGAGTCAAACAGACAAAATCGTTGGTAGATATTGAACTGACAGCTATGACTTGCAGAGAACATTATCGAAATTTGGTGGATAGCTTTATCATAGTTTCAAGCGATTCTGACTACTGGGGATTGATTTCCACTCTACCAGAAGCAAAGTTCCTGGTCATGATTGAACGTGAAAAATGTGGTCCCGATATGAAGGCAGCACTGGCTAACAGTGGAATTTTCTATTGCTATATCGATGACTTCTATACTGGAGATGGTGAAGACCTAAAACGAAATGCTCTGTTTAATGAACTTTACAGAGCATTGGATGAAGCGCTGAAGCTGAATGTAAATGATATGTTTGAGGCAGCCCTGACTGCAACGCGTATCGAAATGACTCCTGCAGCAAAGCGTCAATTCTTTGATAAGTATATTCGACAAATGAAGCTAATCATCGACGAAAAAGGAAATGCTTCTTTAGAACTCAACCGCAAATAATTAAATCCCAGGTTGGCTTGCTAGGCTCAACCTGGGATTGTTATTATTGATCAAGAGCAATGCCACCGCCCTGGTTACCACCGTCAAGAGCGATGCCGCCGGGGCGACCACCGTCGAGGGCGATGCCACCGCCCTGACCAGCAGCGGTGACATTGATTTCGCCAGTCAAATCAACAACACCTGCAGCAGTATACTGTTCCTTGTCATCGCAGAAAGTGCCACCAGAAAGGTTAGTGATGTACTTGGTGGTCATATATACGATCTTTTCATCGGCGATGCCCTGGAAGAGAACTTCGATTGCACCTGCTCCGGTTCTCTCGTTGACAACTTCCTTGCCCACAACAACGCCGATTACACGATCAGCAAAATGGTAGCCTGAACCCTTCTGGGAAGCAGTTTTCTTCAGCACGGGGCCATACTTTTTGATCAGCTCCATAGATGCTGCAGTGCCGTGCTTGGCACCAGTAGAGAGATAGAACATATAGGGAGTACCGACTTCGTAATACTCCAGGGGATACTGAGAATTATAGCTATCCATAATAAACCTTCCTTGATTATGATTTTTTAATGTTATATTGCTTTTGGTTTAGGGGAATTTCGATCCAGTTCTTCTTAATTTTATCATACATGTCAACTACCAGCATTCCCTGTTTTGGGTCAATATGCATGAAAATTCTGTACTTCTGGCCGCCGGCATCTTCGATGAAGATGGTGCCCAGCTGCTCGTTACCGTTTAGATTCCTCTGATAGACTTTGATGGTAACGGTGCTTTGATCAGCGTACTGGGTTCTGACGTCCCGATACATACCTTCCTGGAATCCTTTGATAAAGATGGAAGCTTCTTTTACTGTAGTACCGCTTTTGATAATGGGTTCGAATCTATTTAGATCATCAATCCACAGACCGTAGTCATTGTCAACCACATCTTCCACAAGAGCCTCCTTGCGGCAACCGACTGCTGCAAGACCGCGGACAATGCTTGTGAGCACTTCTTTTTCGGATGTGTGATGGCTGAAGTTGCCGCTCTTCTTGTTTGCGGCCCCCGGACGTGTGGATACCTTTTTCTTGCCGAATCGAGTGAACAGCAATTCCTGAACGCATGGGATCAACGATGAGCCACCGGCAATGATAACATGATCGATAGAAAACGGATCGTCGATATTTGCCTTTTCTAGGCAACTGTCGATCAAATCCTCAATCTGTTGGAGGACAGGTTCAATCGCGTCTTCGAAAGATGCGCGGAATACTTTTTTTGATTCCAGTGTAATGCCCTTGGGGCCAAGAAAAGAGAAATCGTAATATTTCGATGTAGAGAGTTCACATTTGCATTGTTCGACTTCATCAAGTAACTCTACACCGATGTTATGATCCGACAGCCGCTCCCAAAGATCATCTGCGCTGAGACGTCTGTCAAAACGGAATGCATTGCAAATTTCCCTAGTACCATAGCCGTCGGGCCCACAGAAAGTATGGACAAAGAAAAGACGAGATAGCTCCTCACCACCGAGCGTAAGCCTGCTTTTGGCTTTCACTTCATGGGGGTGGAGATGATCAATTCCGACTTGCTCTTTCAAATTGACAATGGCCAAGTCAAGTGTGCCGCCGCCGAAGTCAAATACCATAACGGTTTTGTTGTCGGTAACGTTAAGACCGTAATGAACGGCAACAGCTACTGGCTCAGAGACAAATTCGGTGTTTTTATCAGCCTCTACCTTTGTGCGATAGTAGCCTGCCTTCACGAGTGCAGTTTTCAATACTTCCTTCTGGATGTCGCCGTATTGAACAGGAACACCTAAAACAACACCAGAAGCTTTTACGCCGTGAGCATACAGTTCTTGATCGGCTCGAGTTTTAATGTATCGGAGAATTGCAGCAATAAGGTCGACACCATCAAAAGTCCGCCTGCCGATCTTATACTTAAATCCAGAGCCCTTTTGCTCAAGATCCATCTTGACGCGTTTGATTAAGCGTGCTTCCTTGCCAGCGGCTTTAAGCTTTCCTAATTGCTCATATGCATCCATGCCAACGAAAATGTTGCCGTCTTCACAAATACATACAACAGAGGGGATAGTTTCTTTCGGATACCGATCTTTCAGATCGGCAACAATAGTTCTCTCTACTTCGTTTGCGTCAGCAAAACGGACGGCAATAGAGGAATTCGTAGTACCGAAGTCGATGCCATATTTTTGAATCACTCTTTTGCACCATCCTTCTTTTTATATTTGTGCTTTGTATTAACTCGATGAGTAGTGTTAGGCTTCCCGTGGTGGGAATGCTTGGGCTTGTATTCATGAGAATTGTTGGGCTTGGAGTTCCCAAGTTCCTGGAGTCGACCAACAACAGCAGGCACAACTTTCGTATCACCAGTGGCATCATGATAGGTGAAACCAAGTGTGCGAAGATAGACAGTCTGGGGAGGCGTAGACAAACTAATTGTGTGGTTCTCGGGATTGAAGGGAATGGCCTTTCGCTCAACCCAAGCGTCAGCATCTTCCAAAGCATATATATCCAGAACTTCCAGGCCTTCCCGCAGTGAAACCAAGTATTTTTTGAGTTTGGAAGAGATAATTTCAGGTGAAATATCTGTACGGCTGGTGGCGATGTTCGAGGCTAATATTTCAAGGCTTTCAATCGGCTTTGAAAGCGAACCATACGCCTTGGCAGAAATCCGGTCTGCGTTAAACTTTAGGCGTTCATTGGTTCCTCTTATCTTTCGATATTCTCCTTCAACCTTTTGCAGAAGGAGCTCCACGATTGTCGAACAGTCATCACCAGAGGTGTGGTTGTCGATCAGTGCGGCGACCAATGTTGCGACACTATCGATTTCTTCCTGGCGAATCATTTCCTGAGTTACCGTAATCAATTGCTTCCGAGAATTACCTGAGGCCCGAAGGATAAGCTTTGCAAGGCAACTGATGAAGACATCCTCGTCTCGATCTCTAATTCTTTCAATAATCGTGCGCCAGCAAGCGGGAGTAGGGATTTGATCCCACAGCGTGTCATACAATTCAAATGCAGCGGGGTGGTCAGTTTCGAAGAATGCTTGTGAAATAATGAAATCACACCAACTGTCAAAATCGGTTGCACTGACCGAAAAATCACGTGCATCTGCTGCTAGGTAAGAGTTAAGGAAATATCTAGACACTGCTTCAGGATTTGCGCCAAGGAACATACAAAACGGATCGTCACAAATATCAATGGCCCCTTGTTCATAAAGCAAAGCGATACTTGAGATGGCACGATCAGGGTGGTCCTTAGCAAGTGTAGATATGAACTGAGTGCAATATTCGTACTGCCTTAACCCCTCGACAAGATCGCTGGGGACATTACCAGTTACGAGTAATTCCTGAACCGATCGGAGAATTGCGGCTTTCTCGTCACAGGCTTCATAAGCCTCCATTCGAGCCTTTGAAAGTTTGCTCTGATATTCGTCCTTTATTTTTCGCGCGACCCCATAGGCTTCGATTAAGCGTCGATACTGTTCGCAGAGTTGTTCGTATTTCTCACTTAATGTTGCAATCTTTTGCCTGGTAGCTTCAAGGTTTTTATTGTACTTAGTGCGATTGCCTTTAAGGGAAGTTCTCCGTTTGGTTAGTTCTTTGTATTTTTCATCGGAGCTACCTTCAGGAAACTCGCCCAAAGATTCAATTACTGTTGCAGTTTCGGTTGTATTTCCTTCGATCTTTACAAGAGTCCGACTTTCTTCTTCTCGTTGCTCCTTAATTGCAGCCTGATAGTGTTTGATCTGCTTATCTAAACGATTAAACGCTTGGATAAATCCCTCGATTATACAGCTGTCAGCAAGCGGGAAAATATGGTCAATATAATAAAGACTATCTTTGCTGGTGTCGGCAAAATGAATCATCATAGAGTCGGCACTGCCGTCTTCATAAAACGGGAAGAGGCGATCATAAGCATCCCCGAAATGTGTCCGTAGGGAGGGATGACCACATATTAACTTGGTAATTTCGGGTAAATGAAAAGGTTCTAACTTCGAAAGAAGAATAGTATTCTTTGACAAATCAACGGCCACATCAATTGCAATGTACTCGCGAAGAGGCTTTGTAAGCTGGGTTGACAGCTTTGCTAAACTTTCTCTTACAGTCAAAAGATTCAACTCCTTTCAAAGCAATTAAAACAGTAATGCCATCCGGTATATAGGGGTTCTCCGCAGTTTTCGCAACGTGCTATACCAAACGACGGCTGAAATGTACTCTCATAATACTCCCTACAGATATCTTTAGGCTTTTTACCATACGTATTGATTCTAACCAGTGAGATCAACTTAGACATATCGATGAAAACAGCCTGCAGAAATTGGGAGTCATCAAACTCGGCAGTGGCCGAAAGATAATGAAATAGGCTATCAAGAATCGTAATCACTGGAATCTCTTTTTCGGCATCATCATCAACAGAAAAAGTATAGGTAGGTGTTGATTTCAGTAGTTTCTTTGCATCTGTTACTTCAGAGACCGCCTGTATCCAGCTTTCGCGAACAATCGAAAGATATTCGTTGACTGCATCATTTACAAGGTGCGTCGTAAACTTGCAGTGGTTCTTCAGCGCTAGCAACTGTTTTTCTCTGTAGATACACATATCAAGCAGATAGCGGAAAGAAATATATGTTTTCTCCGCAATGTTCATGCATTGTAATGCTTGAACCTGAGAGGAGAAATCGCTGTTCCTATTCCTTTGCTGAGACTTGGGATTAATATCGCAGTAATGATGCCACAGAGGGAGATAATGATCAACGGAATGCTTTGATTTATGAATGAACATACATGGATCAACAAAACCACGTTCACGATTGGATTCCAGTATGTCAGAATAGAGACCCATGATCATTCCTCCCTCAAACAAAGAGTCCGAGCGCTTATTAATTTGGCGCAAGTAATAAAATGCGAATAATATGGCAGTATACCAATAAACGTACCAAATTATTATAGCACAAAGTGTAAAAAAATCAATGCGTTGTAGCTGATATCTATGGAGAACAACTAATTTCGGGCGATTGCAAAGTCCTGAATGATTGACTATAAATCGAAGTCCCCAGGGTCGTATCCTTCGTTTTCCAGCCAAGCAACAGCCTCGTCGAGATCGTCAAAGCTATTTACCTCATCCTGGATGGCATCATGGTCATCGTCGAAGATGGAGTGACGGACAGAAGAAGATCCACTGCCATAATGGTTTGTTCCGCCCCAGAAACTTCTGGTACTCTCACCGACCTTGTGGCCGTTGCTGTCGTAGTGGTTGGTCTGGCCCCAGAAACCTTGCTGGCTATGGCCGGTTTTATTGCCGTTGTTATCATAGTGAATTGTTTCTCCGAAAAAGCCTTTCCGGCTGTATCCGTTCTTTGCCATACCGAGACCTCCTAAGTTTTGTTTTGGGGTACGATACGTACGATAACATTGTATCAAGGTAACTGTCCAATAAACCGAAACAATTAACGGCGAACAACATCGAATTTGGAGAGAATATCCCGAAGGTCATCGGAGAGACGATCCCGGCATTCACGCTTCAGCGTTTCCGGAACACCATAGAAGCCTTCTGCGATGGAGCCTGCAATGCAAGTCAAGGTATCGCAGTCACCGCCGAGAGAAACGGCAGTACGAATGACATCCTCAAAGGAATCTCCTTCTAAGAAGGCTGTGATGGCTTCGGGTACAGTTTCCTGGCAGGACTCAACGTGGTAATAGGTTGGACGAATTTCGTCGCAGGTGCGGCTAAAATCGTAATGAAACTCAGCCTCGATGTAGGCTTTGATTTCATCCTTGCTATGGCCGGTTTTTCCAAGGAAGATAGCGGCTGCAGTTGCTTCAGCACCCTTAATGCCTTCGGGGTGATTATGGGTTACTTCGGCAGAGATTCTGGCCATGCGACGAACTGTCTCCAGATCATTGAATAGCCAGGCCACCGCGGACACACGCATGGCCGAGCCGTTGCCCCAGCTGTTGTAAGGCTGCGGATCGCTGCTTTCCAGCCAGCCACAGAACCGCACACCATAACCGGCACCAGGGTAACGATGGCCCCACTTCTGCATGGAATGGATTAACCGCTGTCGGATCGCATCTTCATCATCTGACGCGTTCATAAATGCTTCGGCAACCGCAACGGTCATGACCGTGTCATCGGTGAAATAGGACTCCTCAGAAAAGAGAGGAAAATCCTTCGTCTTATAGCCCATATCAAACTCATAGGGACTGCCGATAATATCTCCTAAAATCGCTCCGTACATAAACACCCTCCTCAACAAAACAGCTTGGACAAAATCCAAAGTGCGGTCAATACTCCAAGACCCCAGGGTAAGTAGCCGCTGGTTTCAGATTGCCTCTCGTCATTTTCGCAGCCGCTTAACTTGTAGTCCATATAATCGTCAAACCAGTCCTTATCGGGCATTACTTACCTCTCTTCTTGTAGTCCTCATCCACCCGGCGTTTCCAGTCGGCGCTCATGGGGCGGCAAGCACGGACATTGCACACAGCTTCGCTCATGGCCTCATAGATAACAGCGGTGCCTTGGTGGTCAGCGTGGTAGTTGGCGGCACGATCCTCGGTGATACCGAACCGGGCGGCTTCCTTGGCAGCATCGATATTGGCACCCAGGAACAAGAACTCCCAGCCGTACTTTTCCTGCTCATGCTGGATCATCTTCTTCACCCGATCGTAGGTGTATTCACGGCTGGCATTCTCCATGCCGTCGGTGGTGATGACGAAGATGGTCTTTTCGGGGCGATCCTCTTCACGAGCATACTTATGGACCTTGCCGATGTGGTGGATGGACTTACCCACAGCATCCAGCAAAGCGGTGCAACCACGGACATAGTAGTCCTTGCGGCTCATGGGCTGGATCTGCTGAATGTCCACTCGATCATGGATGACCTCAGTGTGGTTGTCAAATAGAACGGTGGAAACATAAGCTTCGCCATTCTCGCCCTTCTGCTTCTGGATCATGGCATTGAAGCCGCCGATGGTGTCATCCTCCAGACCGGCCATAGAGCCGCTGCGGTCCAGGATAAATACGATCTCAGTCAAATTCTTCTTCATGATAAAAACCTCCTATAATGTCGTGTGTTTTGAATTACACCCACATTATAGGAGGTTTGAACGGCGATTTGGTCAACTGTGAGTGGACGTTTTAGGCTCCGAGCAAAGATTGGTCAAATTCGTACAGAGCGATATTAATTTCGATGACATTGAACTGCTTATGCTCAATGAAATACCGAATGATCAGATCAAAGGTGCTGCTGTTGGTCAGAGCGTAACCAGCCCGGCTGATCAGGTCCTTTGTTGCATCTATATCCAGTTCCAAAGCAAGTGCCAGGGCAATGGCGGTTTGTTTGGAAGGTTTAGCATCCGGGTCGTTGATCAGCTTTGAAAAATGCTGCTTAGAGATGTTCGCCTTTTTGTAAACGGCGGAGTTTTTCAAGCCTTTCTTTTTGATCAGTTCCAGCAGTGTTTCCGTGAATCCTGCGTCTTTCTCTTTGATGAAATCATCCAGGCTGAGTGAGGCTTTTTCGCAAGGCATCGACGCGCAGGGCATGGCCATGCGTTCTTCCTGCATCTCCACCATGCGCCGCATCTGATAATGGTTTCTGCGACGCTCCTCGTGAACACCACCATAGGTTTCCAGTTCATAATCTGCCACATAGTTTTCGTCGATGTAACAGCGAACATTCTGCACCAGCTTCTCAGAGAGCTTCAGACTATCCCGGCTGAACACAACCAGATAGATCTGCATTTCATGTTCCATAAGGAACTCGCTGAATGCACCAATGGCAACCTGCAGAGCCTTGCTTTTGGGGAAGCCGTGGTTACCGGAAGCCAGCAGTGGGAATGCAATGGAGTCGCAGTTATTCTTCAGTGCAAGATCCAAACACATATCATAGGCCTGTCGCAGAAGCTTTGCTTCGCCGTGCTGACCATCAATCCATGTGGGTGTGGCAGCGTGGATCACATACTCTGCATCCAGTTTGAAGGCTGGTGTGATGGCGGCAGAACCCGGGTGGATGTAGCCGATTTCTTTACGAGCGCCCAGCAAAGAGGGGCCAGCCTTTTTGTGGATGGCAGAATCAACACCAGCGTTGACCCGGGGCAGACGGCTGGCGGCATTCACGATGGCATCCACCTGCATATTGGTTATATCGTTTCTTACGATCTCAAAAGGCATGGTTAGGCCCCCTTCAGCATTTCCTACTTTTATAGTAACATATTGGTCAAGCGTCCAGGATTTCCTGCCAGTACTGTGCTTTTTCATAAGGCAAGAGTCTGGTGTAGCATTCTTCAAAAAAGAGTTGCTTGATTTCCTTCGCACTTTTCTGGCCAAGGTTGCGAACCGAAAGGATACCATTCTCCATTGCCAGCAGATCTCGTAGCCGTCCAAAGGTTCCTGCGTTGGCTCGTTTCAGACCATTGGAGGAGCGGACGGTGAGGTTCATTTCATCAATGCTCAGATCGGCCAGTCGGGTGCTGTAAGGGACAAGCGCATCGTGCAGCCCCAATTCATGCAAGGTGGCCAGAACTCCGACCTTGTCCGCTTGATCTCTTAAGGCAACTGCTCGGTCGGTAACGTTGGGGGGAACATAGCCACTGGTTGGATGTTGCGGTTGTGCAGGTTTGCCCGGAGTCCAGCAGATCCAAAGATTGCCAGCAAGGTAATCCTGGTAGGAGGCCTCGTCAAGGGAGAAAGTCCCCCAGTGTGTCGTTACTACATATCTAGCGCCATTTTTCATACTTTTTGACTCCTTTTCTGTCAGTTCTCCCGAAAAATAGGCGCAAAAATACTCGTCGCGAGACGAGTCACATCCTATCGTACAAGCTTTGGCACCTTTCTCTCCGGGAGGTTGCCGTGCGGTCATCGGGCTTGTCCCTCGCGCATCTCTTATAGGTTATGATTAAATTGTAACGACGTCGTGGGCATCGATTCGCGAAAATCTTTGCTTATTTATTATTATACACATCTTTTCGGATTTGTCAAATTTCGGGGAAATGGCTTGGAAAAGGTAGAAAGAAGCAATAATGATAGGCCTCTTACAAGTTACCGTAAGAGGCCTTCGGTTATGAATTTTTGCGTACCGTGCCGTCGGAATAAATACGACCCCCACTGCCATCTCGATAGTCTACCCAACCGACCGGCTGTGGCGGAGCGACCTTCCTTTCCACGAACCACCGACCGATATTGTTTCCGGTCTGGCTTGTGCTACGCTCAAAGAACAGATAGCTTTGTTTGCCGTTGATCCGTACCGTGTATCGGTCGCCTTGACCGCCAGCCTTCATTGCAGCGGCTTGACGTATATCCATCACACGGTCAATCTCATACTCATGGCCATTCTCCCAGGTGATAGTTCTGGGGAGCATGATACCATCCTCGTTAAAGTCAACTTTGACTGCTACATAAACCTTGAGATTCGGTTTTTCTGCCATAGTCGATAGACCTCCAAAACAACTCAGCGGCCATATCCATCTCGTCATTTGGATCGGCAGGAGCGTTACCGAAATTATAATGGGCTCCCTGATCGCTCCAGGCACAGATGTAATAGCTGCCATCCTCGGCAAGCTCAGAGGTGACGTACAGTTCGTATCCTCCCTTGGTGCCGTAACACAAATACACCGCACGGCACAGCAAAGGCCGTTCCGGTTCCGGCATCTCCACACGCAACACCATGCAAGCATCGTTATCCCGGATGTAGGTGCGAAAATTCACGCTGAAATCATCAGCCGCATAGAAACAATCGTAGGAGGTAGTCGCATCAGCTTTTTTATAGTATTCAAGCATGGCGTTGCTACCGGAAATCATAAAGCGACTCAGCAACCGAGCCCCCTCGCTGTATAGATTGGAGGGTAAAGCTTTATGTTCCATGAAGTACCGAACATGGAAATCAAGATCCATGCTTGCCGCCTCCTTCGGTAAAGAACTCTGCCATTGTGATCCCGAGACCACGGCAGATCTGCTCAATGGTGTCAACTGCAAGCTGACCACCGCGCGCCCGTGTATTCTTCAATGTCGAATATGGGACGTCGCACAGCATTGCCAGCTTAAAAAGTGTGAGGCCTCTATCATTCACCAATTCCTCAACCCTATTCATCGTATTCATACCCTAAACCTCACCTTCGTCAATTGATAAAGGGACAGACGGTCCCTTGTGGCACCTCCAATTCTAATATCAAAACAGTCCAATAAAAGGTACTTATTACAGAACGCGACCGACAACCTGGAATCCGGCATTAGCCGAGATCACCCTGGGGCTGTATTTCTGGTTATAGGATACCATCACAGGCTGCATATGGACATTGCCATAGCTGTCAGTGAAGTCATCGAGGCAGTCCTCATTGGGCATCTGCTCATCGTAAACTTTAAGGTAGCCGTCACCATCGTAGATGAAGATACCGACTTCACCCACACCGACGTGTTCGCACTGCTGCACCCAAACGATTTGACCATCGTGATAAACAGGCTCCATACTGTCACCGGACACACGGAGACCGAACTCAGCTCCTACGGGAACGGAGGATTCCGGGAAACTGATCATTTCAAAATTGCCCTCATCCAGGAACTCACCGGTACCGGCAGAAACAGCAAGGTTACTGACGGGCATTTCTATGAATTTGATAATATTGCAAACCTTGGTCTGGGGCTTGTATCTGCCGGAGGCGATAAGATCGGCTTTGTAGGTTGCGACCTTCTTTAAGCCTTCCTCATTTAGTTCAGGCTTTGCACCATTGGCGATAAACTGGGACAAGTTGTCTTCCATCCGGAGAGCCTGGGTAACTGCCATCAGCTGATACGCACTGGGGACTGCCTTGCCGACCTCCCACTTGCTGATCGCAGCCGCACTGACGGATACACCGTAATCCTCCAGCAGGGTGCTGAACTTGGCGAGACTGATGCCCACTTGGTTTCTTGCCTGGGCGATCCGCTGACCGACAATGTTCTGCTGCTGTTCGGTGGCGGCATTATATTCTTCTCCACGAGTGGTGTGGAGGGTAAGAATTTGCTGCTTACTCGTATTGGCCATAAGTAGCACACTCCTTTCTGTCTATGTAAAAATTATATATGGGTCAAACACCCTTGTCAAGAAGTTTATCAACTTTTGGTATACAAATGCGACCTTGCATATCTTGAAAGTTGATGCTATTATTTGCTTACACGATTTGCGAAGGAGGTGATAGCGTGACTGACAGGAGAGTAATCCTACATAGCGACATGAATTCGTTTTATGCGTCCGTGGAAGCAATGCTCGACCCCAGTCTAAAGGGGAAGGCCGTTGCAGTATGTGGAGCAACCGAAGAACGCCATGGCATAGTCCTTGCAAAATCCGAACTGGCCAAGAAAGCCGGTGTGAAAACGGGCATGGTGAATTGGGAAGCCAAGCAGAGATGTCCGGGACTGATTTTTGTACCGCCCCAGTACGACCAGTACCTGAAATACTCTAAATTGGCCCACCAGATCTACTACCGTTACACGGACATGGTGGAGCCCTTCGGTATGGATGAGTGTTGGCTGGATATGACGGGAAGCGGCGCTTATGGTACCGGCATGGAAATTGCCGAGAAGATACGCACCGCTTGCAGAGAAGAACTGGGCTTGACGGTCAGCATTGGCGTTTCTTTCAATAAGATCTTCGCCAAGCTGGGCAGTGACATGAAAAAGCCGGATGCGGTGACACAGATTACGGTTGATAATTTCCGTGAGAAGGTGTGGCCCTTGGCAGCATCGGAGCTGATTTATGTGGGTCGAGCCACTGAGGCAAAGCTGGCGCGCCATGGCGTGCATACAGTGGGAGAGTTGGCAGCAATCCCACCGGAGATCTTAAAAGGATGGTTTGGAGTAAATGGACTGAAGCTCTGGGCTTATGCCAACGGCACGGATAATTCCCGTGTTATGCATAAGGACTTTATAAGCCCGGTAAAGTCCATCGGTCACGGCATCACCTGTACCGCAGACTTGGAAAACGAGGAGGAAGTCCATAGAGTGCTGTTGGAGCTTGCCCAAGATGTGGGCCACCGGCTCCGGGTACATGACCTTTGTGCCAGAGGTGTACAAGTCTCTGTTCGAGGGAATGACCTGCTGGGTGCCCAGTTCCAATGTAAGCTGCCATTCCGTACACAGCTTCCTTCCGAAATCGCAAGTGCCGGGTTTCGCCTGTTTCAGGAGCGATACCGATGGGGTACCAAAGTTCGTGCCGTGTGCATTCGAGCCATTGATCTGGTTCCAAAGTCTGAAGTTGAGCAATTGAGTATTTTTGTAGATACAGCCAGACGGGATCGCAGAGCCAGATTGGAGGATGCCATAGAGGGGCTTCGTGACCGATACGGAAAACGCGCAATCACCTATGCCACATTGTTGGGCGACCTGAAAATGCCGGACGACGGCCGACACAGCGTAAAGATGCCTGGGCTGATGTACCAGTAACCGGGTATCTGCAAATTGCCACCATTTACACAGTTTGCACTCCAAGGAGGGAATTTGACTATGCTGATTCGCCAGCCCATTCGGAATAACACCACATTGGGAGAAAAGAAGCCGCGGGTATTCGATGCTCTGATCGATACCGCCGACGGCGAAATTTATCTGGAGCTGAAGAATGCCAAACAAAAGGAAGTTGTCCGTTTGTGTGATGTTCTGGCTCAAATTGAACAGGCCAAGAGAAAGGCCGGTAAGAAGTAATCCACCCAGGGGTATTCACCCCGCCATAATAGAACAGCGTTCATCTATCGAGCCCTGGCTCCGTCAGTAATGACGAGTGACCTAACTGCCGAAGTGAAGCAAAGATCAGAAATGATTTGCTTTATTTCGGCAGTATTTTTTTGCCCATTTTTCTGCTCCTGCTTCGCTTCCCCGTGAAGAAAGGAACAGAAAAACATGAAAATCAAATACGAATTTGCAACCGAGACTGTGGAAATTGAAGTAGACGAGACCTGGGGCACCGTGCTGGTTGACCTGGATCGGCAGGAATACAACAACGATCAGAGTGAGACTCGGCGGCATTGCTCATTAGAGGCGTATGGAGAAAAACACACGGAATTGACCACCGAGGAGGACTCCTTTGCTACATTGCTCCGAAAGGAAACAGCGGAGGCAATCGAGAAAGCGCTAGAGCAGTTGAAGCCTGCACATCGTGAATTGATCCAGGCTCTGTTTTTTGATGGCATAAGCAATGAGGAATATGCAAGTCGCTGCGGTGTCACTCCAGGGGCCATTTCTCAGAGGAAAGCGACTGCTTTGAAAAAATTAAAAAAATTTTTGAAAAAAACCTAAATTTTTTGCGTTCTCGTGACCTACCTGTGAGAAGGAGATCACGCAGAAGCCTTCTCAGAAAGGAAGTGGTTCAAGTGAAACACAATTTGAAAATCTGCGTTTCCAAGGAGCCCAAGACCGGCGGCGTTGTTGCTTGCAGAAATGTATCTCTGCGGAACAAACTGCTGACCTGGCTGTTGGGACCCAAGGAACAGGTGATGATCATCGTCCCTGGAAAGAGCGTCCAGACGGTGTCCATCACGGAAATCATGGATGGAGGTATTGGATATGAAACTGTACGAAGTTAATCAGGCTATCGAGGGTATCTTCGAACTGCTGGTTGATCCGGAAACCGGCGAACTGCTGCCGGATGAAAACCTTCTGGCTCAGCTGGATGCCCTCCAGATGGAGCGTAGCCGCATTCTGGAATATCTGGCTAAGCTGGTTCTGAACACCCGCTCCCAGATGTCCGCTCTGAAGGAAGAGGAAAAGCGGCTCAAGGAGCGCCGGGCCTCCTTGGAACGGAAGGACGACCGGCTCATGGCCATTTTGGATCGTGAGTGCGCCGGCCAGAAAACGGACTGCGGTGTGGCAACCGTCTGTTATCGCAAGACCACCCGAGTGGAAGTCGGCGATGATGCTACGGCTGTTTCCTGGCTGATGGCTAACGGCCATACCAATTGCTACAAGGTTCCCGCTCCGGAACTGAGTAAGTCCGAAGTCAAAAAACTGCTGACAACCGGCACGGAAGTTCCCGGAGTGGCACTGGTGCAGGATCTGTCCTGTAGCCTGAGATAAGGAGGCCCCTATGAGAATCACAAGCGGTAAAGTTGTCCGCCCTCAGAAGGTGGTCATCTACGGTGCTGAAGGCATCGGTAAGTCCACCCTGGCAGCGCAGTTCCCCAACCCCTTGTTCATCGATACGGAAGGCGGCACGGCACAGCTGGATGTCCGCCGTATCGAAAAGCCCGGTTCTTTTGACGAACTGGTTGCTATCGTCAGCGAGGTGGCGGCAGATCCCAACCTTTGTAAGACGCTGATCCTGGATACCGCCGACTGGGCAGAGCAGATGTGCATTGCAGGTGTCTGTGCCAAGTACAAGAAGGCCGGCATTGAGGACTTCGGCTACGGCAAGGGCTACACCTATCTGTCGGAAGAATACTCCCGGTTGCTGAATGCCTTTGATGCGGTTATCGCCTCTGGCACCCATGTGGTCATTACTGCCCATGCCAAGATGCGGAAATTCGAGCAGCCCGATGAGATGGGTGCATACGACCGTTGGGAGATGAAGCTGTCCAAGCAGGTGGCTCCTCTTCTGAAGGAATGGTGTGATCTGCTCCTGTTCTGCAACTACAAGACCTTTGTGGTCACCGCCCAGAATGATACCAAGAAGGTCCAGGGCGGCAAACGCATCATGTTCACCAGCCATCATCCCTGTTGGGATGCCAAGAACCGCCATGGCCTGCCGGAGGAGATCGAACTGGATTACGGCAACATCGCTCACATCTTTGACAACACGGTAGCTGCCCCCAAGACGGCACCTGTCACCGATAGAGTCACCGATGGAAATACAGATACTTCCAACCCGTCCCCTCTGGAGCAGGTGAAGATGCTGATGGTGCAGTCCCAGGTGGCGGAAGCAGAGGTACAGGAGGTTGTGGCCATGAAGGGTCATTTCCCTTCGGCGATGCCCGTAGACCAGTATCCCGAAGCATTTCTGACCGGGTGGATCATTCCCCACTGGCAGAAGATCGTTGAAATCATCGAGGCCGATCCCAATCGGCTCCCGTTCTGAAAATAGGAGGTAAGTGAAAATGTATAACAACAACGCAGTTATGGACTGGAACGACGTCATCGAGGATGACGGCCAGGAATTTGTCCTTCTGGAGGAAGGCGACTACAACTTCAAGGTCACCAACTTTGAGCGTGGCCATTTCCCCGGCAGTGCCAAGCTGCCTGCCTGTAACAAGGCAACGCTGACCTTGGAAGTGGATACCCGTGAGGGCTGTGCTTATGTGAAGCACGATCTGCTGCTGTGCCGTAATCTGGAATGGCGGATCTCTTCCTTCTTCCGGTGCATCGGCCAGAAGAAGCACGGTGAGCGCCTGGTCATGGATTGGAATAAGGTGGTCGGTTCTCAGGGACGCGCCCGGTTCAAGGTTCGCAACTACACCAACCGGGACGGCGAACAGCGCCAGACCAATGATGTGGATCGCTTCTACGATTACGACCCTACTTTCTTCCCCAAGAAGCAGACTCCCGCATGGGTCGCTGAAGCAGAAAAGGCACCCACCCAGACTTGGGAGCAGAGTGGTTTCTAATGATGCAACTTAGACCGTATCAGGCCCAGGCAAAAGATGCGGTCTTGTCCGAGTGGAAAAAGGGGTACCGGAAGACACTTCTGGTACTTCCCACCGGAACGGGTAAGACCGTTGTTTTTTCCAAGGTTGTAGAAAACCAGGTCAGCCAGGGTGGTCGTGCGCTCATTCTGGCTCACCGGGGCGAGCTGCTGACACAGGCAGCCGACAAGCTCCGTGCCGCCTCCGGCATGGAATGCGCACTGGAAAAGGCTGAGTTTACGAGCCTCGGCAGTCCGTTGCGGATTACCGTAGGCTCCGTTCAGTCCCTTGCCCAGCCAAAGCGGTTGGAGCGTTTCCCTCATGATTACTTTACCGACATCGTGGTGGACGAAGCCCACCATTGCCTGTCGGACAGCTACCAGAGAGTGTTGGAGCATTTCCCCAATGCCAATATTCTCGGCGTTACCGCCACCCCGGATCGCGGCGATATGAAGAACCTGGGACAGTATTTTGACAGTAAGGCTTTCGAATACACCATGCACCAGGCGATCAAGGAAAAATACCTGTGTCCCATCAAGGCACAGATGATTCCTTTGGAACTGGATATCTCTGGTGTGAAGGTCTCCAACGGTGACTTCAGCAGCGGTGAGATTGGCAATGCACTGGAACCCTACTTGGATCAGATCGCCCGGGAGATGGTTCATTACTGCGATGGACGGAAGACGGTGGTGTTCTTGCCCCTCGTCCATATCTCTCAAAGGTTCACCGAGATCCTCAATTCTTATGGCCTTCACGCAGCGGAGATCAACGGCAACAGTACAGACCGTGAAGAAGTCCTCCGGGATTTTGAAAACGGCAGATACGATGTGCTTTGCAATTCCATGTTGCTGACGGAAGGCTGGGACTGCCCCTCTGTCGATTGTGTTGTGGTTCTGCGGCCTACCAAAGTCCGGAGCCTTTACCAGCAGATGGTGGGGCGCGGGATGCGGCTTCATCCTGGCAAGGATCATTTGCTTCTGCTGGATTTTCTGTGGCTCTCGGAGCGGCATGACCTTTGCCGGCCATCCGCACTGGTATCGAAAGATGCGGAGATCGCCAAAAAGATTGACACTCAACTGCAAAACAGCGATGAGGCGTTTGACCTTATTGATGCTGAAGAACAGGCCGAGCGGGATGTTCTGGCTGAACGGGAAGAGGCACTTGCCAAGGAACTGGCAGAAATGCGGATGCGGAAGCGGAAACTGGTGGACCCCATACAGTTTGCTTTGTCCATTGCTGCAGAAGATCTTGTGGGATATGTTCCCACTTTTGCCTGGGAGATGGCTCCGCCTTCGCCCCGGCAGATAGAGTTTCTGGAAAAGCGAGGCATCTTCGCAGAAACCGTGGAAAATGTCGGTAAGGCCAGCTTGCTGATCGACAGACTGGTACGGCGCCAGGATGCAGGGCTTTCTACGCCAAAGCAGATACGTTGTTTGGAGCGGTACGGTTTCCGCCAGGTAGGTACATGGCAGTTCGATGACGCAGCAAAGATGATTTCCCGGCTGGCGGCAAATAACTGGCGGTTGCCTTATGGACTGAATCCCAAACAGTATCGACCTTAATCGGAGGAATACAAATGAGCAATGTTTTATCGGCATTGCAGTACATCGATGTATCTGCATTGTCTTATCAGGAGTGGATCAATGTAGGAATGGCCCTGCAGGCAGAAGGCTATGACTGCTCTATATGGGACAATTGGTCCCGGGCAGACCGCAGATACCATCCCGGCGAATGCGAAAGGAAATGGCGCACCTTCGGCGGATGCGGTTCTCCCATCAAGGGTGGCACGATTGTCCAGATGGCAAAAGAGCGTGGCTGGACACCTTACGGGATCGATGCAGTTCTGGATTGGAATGACACCATCGTGGATGACGGGGACGGCTTTACCCAGTATTCCGCTCCGGACACTTGGAACCCCACCCAGGAACTGATTACTTATCTGGAAACGCTGTATGACAAGGACGACTTCGTTGGTTATGTCACTAATGATGTGTGGCAGGACAACGAGGGCAGATGGGTGCCGGCAAAAGGTGTGTTTACCCGCACTGCAGGTGAGCTGATTGCCTCTCTGCGGAAGCATCCGGATGATGTGGGTGCTACCATCGGCGACTGGAAAGCAGATGTGGGTGCATGGATTCGCTTCAATCCCGTGGATGGCGAAGGTGTCAAAAACGACAACATCACCCGATTCAAGTATGCATTGGTGGAGTCGGACACCATGCCTGTTTCCGACCAGGATGCCATATACCGAAAGCTGGAACTTCCTATTTCCTGCTTAGTGCATTCCGGTGGTAAAAGCCTCCATGCCATCGTTCGTGTGGATGCGGAGAATTATACCGAGTACCGCAAGCGGGTGGAGTATCTGTATGATTTCCTGGAAAAGAACGGGCTGAAGGTGGACAAGCAGAACCGTAATCCTTCTCGGTTGTCCCGAATGCCCGGTGTAACCCGGAACGGTAATAGACAGTACCTGGTTGCTACCAATATCGGCAGGAAGTCCTGGACTGACTGGCTGGATTATGCCGAAGGTGCGGTCGATGAGTTGCCGGATATGGTGGCTCTGGATAGCTACGAAAATAATCTTCCGGAACTGCCCAGCGAATTGATTCAGGGTATTCTCCGCTGCGGTCATAAGATGCTGATTTCCGGATCTTCCAAAGCCGGTAAAAGTTTCTTGCTGATGGAACTGTGCATTGCTCTGGCAGAGGGCAGACCTTGGCTTGGTTTCCCCTGTAAAAAGGGACGGGTGCTGTATGTGAACCTGGAAATCGATCCTGCTTCCTGTGTTATGCGTTTCATGAAGATCTACGATGCCCTTGGCTGGCAGAAGAAGCATATGGACGACATCATCATCTGGAATCTGCGCGGTCATGCGGTGCCTCTGGACAAATTGGTCCCGAAACTCATCCGTCGCGTCAGAGATCAGCACTTTGATGCTATCATCATCGACCCGATTTATAAGGTCATTACAGGTGATGAGAATAACGCATCGGACATGGCAGCCTTCTGCAATCAGTTTGACAAGATCTGTGCGGAGACGGGCTGTGCGACCATTTACTGCCATCATCATTCCAAAGGTACGCAAGGCCAAAAACGGGCGATGGATAGAGCAAGCGGATCAGGTGTGTTCGCCCGCGATCCGGATGCCCAGCTGGATATGATTCAGCTGGAACTGACGGAAGACATGATGAATAACGTCCGCGACGGCAATTCTACTGCGTGGCGGTTGGAAAGCAGTCTTCGTGAGTTCCCTAATATCATCCCGGTCAATTTCTGGTTTGAGTATCCTATACACCGCATAGACGATGCCAACTCGCTCCGGACAATGCCCGCACAGGGATCACAGGCGGCGGGACGTGTAAAAAACACACACTCGAAAACCGCAGCTGTGGCGACAGAAGAGTTTCGGACGGCCTTCCAGATTCTCAATGTGGATGGGTCAGTAAGCGTTCAGGATATGATGGACTATTTCAAGATTAGCGATAAAACCGTGTATGCCCGGATCAAAAAAAGTGGCGGTGAATTTCGCTTGGAAAAGAGTCGGATATACCTCGTTGGAGACGGGGATGACGGCCTCTAAAATTCTTCTTCTACGCTGGTATATATAGGTGTAGAAGAAGAAAAATGACAATTACACTCCCGAAGTGGGAAGGGCTCAAACGCCCGCCCTTCCCCTTCGAGGAGAGCAATGTAACCCACAGCGTAGAAGAACCTGATTTTCAGAGGTGTAGAATGATGAATTTCTTTATTGCAATAACCCCTCCTACATCCACAGCTCAGATGAAGCAGGTGCGTGTAGTTAAGGGAAAACCTATATTTTACGATCCCCCCGCTGTCAAGGAGGCCCGGAATGCACTGACTGCCCATCTGGTCTTACATAAGCCAGACAAGCCCATGAGCGGTGGCATCAGTCTGCGGGTATTGTGGCTGTTCCCCAGAGGAAAGAGTCACCACAACGGTGAGTGGCGGATTACCAAACCGGACACAGATAATCTCCAGAAGCTGCTGAAAGATTGTATGACCAGATGCGGCTTTTGGAATGACGATGCCCAGGTCGCCCGGGAGATCATCGAGAAGCGTTGGTCGGATGACCCCTGCGGCATTTACATCGAAATTGAGGAGTTGGAGGTGCCGAAATGAGATACGGAATCTACCGTAACAGTGAAGGATATTCCGATCCTACGGCCGGTGTTGCCATGAGAAATACTCTCCGGGAACAACGGCAACGGGCGAAGAAGGAAGCGGTAAAGTTACATGGCAAAGAACGCCGACGGTATAATCGCCGGCTGAAACATCAGCGAGAAGCACAGCAACTGCAGTGCGCAAAGGAGGTATCCGGAAATGACGGCTAAGGAATACCTGGGTCAAGCGTATCGGCTTGATCAGCGGATCAACAGCAAGTTGGAGCAGGTCTTGTCCCTGCGTGAGTTGACCACCAAGGCAACGGCCACCATGAGTGATATGCCCGGTGGCGGTAGCCGTAATGTCTATAAAATGCAGGACATCATCGGCAAGATTGTGGATCTGGAAAATGAGATCAATGCCGATATTGACCAGCTGGTGGACTTGAAGCGAGAGATGGTGGCGGCAATTAAGGCGGTGGCAGACCCCGAATGTCAGACCCTTCTGGAATTGCGATTTCTCTGCTTTAAGACTTGGGAGCAGATTGCTGTAGAAATGAGCTACAGTATCCAGCATATTTATCGGCTCCGGGATAAAGCCCTGAAAATGATAGTTCCCCCTTCCGCCGCATGATGAGAGCAAATGTGATGGTTTGAGAGTATGTCCCTATGATATGATTACAATAGCAAAAGAGCATAGAGGACGGCCTCGCGGGAGAAATTCCGCGGGGCTTTTCTTATGCCCAAACGGGGGTGATACCAATGGGCTATCGCAAGGTTTCCTATGCGGAGCAGATCTGGTACATCGTCCGGTATAAGCTCCGGCAATTACTGTGGAAGGAGGATAATCGTGCCAAGTAAACCCAAGCGACCGTGTTCCTATCCCGGATGCCCCAAGCTGACGGACGGACAGTACTGTGAAGATCATGTTGCCATAGCCAGACGGCAGTACAACAAATACGAACGCGCCCCGGACGTCAACAAGAAGTATGGTCGAGCCTGGAAACGGATTCGTGACCGCCACATTACTCAGCATCCCCTTTGTGAGCAGTGCGAGAAGGACGACAGAATTGTTCCTGCGGCGGAGGTTCATCACAAGGTTCCAATCTCTAAGGGCGGCACTCATGCCAGAGATAATCTCATGTCCTTATGCAGATCCTGCCACAACAAGATCCATCACGAGCTTGGCGACCGGTAGGGGGGTAAGAATCTCTGGGACCTAAATACCGGGGCAGCGGCCCGGGGTCACGTGCGCGAAAATGCGAAAGTTTCAGGGGGAATAGGCCCCAGCATCAAGGAGGTGTAATAATCATGGGCCAAAGAGGACCCAAACCCGGCAGCGGTGGCAGACCGAAAAAGGCCATCGCGGACAAAATTCAGGATGGAAATCCCGGAGGCAGGCCGTTGACTGTTATTGATTTCAAAGACAGCGCGGTAGACCTGGAAGGCCAGGAAATGCCGAAACCCAAGGAGTTCCTTTCCGCAAGACAAAAAGACGGTTCCACACTCTGTGCCGCAGAGATTTATGAAAATGTGTGGAACTGGCTAAGTGCCAGAGGCTGTGCAGCCATCGTTTCTCCCCAGCTGATTGAGCGATATGCGATGGCCAGTGCCAGATGGATTCAATGTGAAACCATCACCAGTGAACTTGGTTTCCTGGCAAAGCACCCCACCACAGGTGCAGCGATCCAGTCGCCCTATGTGGCGATTGCCAATACCTACATGACCCAGGCCAACCGTCTGTGGTCTGAAATCTTCCAGATTGTCCGGGAAAACTGCACCAGCGAATATGTGGGCAGCAATCCCCAGGACGATGTCATGGAGAGACTACTTCGTGCAAGGAAAGGATAATACTTATGTTTGAAAAAGTGAATCCCGCTCATCCCGATAAGATAGCGGACAGAATTGCCGGTGCCATCGTGGACATCGCATATGAAACCCAGATTGATCCCAAGATCGCTGTGGAGGTTTTGATCGGCCATGGTGTATGCCATGTCATCGCGGAAACATCCGCAAATCTGAACAGAAAGAAGATTGCCGCTGCGGTAAAGCGAATTGCTGGTGATGTGAAGCTGGATCTTGTCATTGTTCCCCAGGACAAACATCTGGCCCGCAACCAGGAAGGTGCCATTCGCTGCGGTGATAACGGTATCTTCAAAGGCGTTCCGGTCACCGAAGAACAGTGGACCTTATCCAAGCTCGCTCGTCGCCTGTACAATGTGTATCCTTATGACGGTAAGTTTATCATCCAGGGGCCGTCCTTGATTATCTGCCAAAGCAATGTCCCCAGCGAACAGTTGAGACGCGATTATTTGGAGGCCGAAGTGAATCCTCTCGGTGATTGGACTGGCGGCATCAATGTTGATACCGGAGCCACCAATCGAAAGCTCGGCAGTGACATGGGTGATTCCGTCACAGGTGGTGGTCTGCATGGTAAGGATCTGAGCAAGGCCGATGTGTCTGTTAACATCTACGCATGGCTGGAAGCACAGCAGACCGGAAAAACCGTAGAGATGTGTTGCGCCATTGGCGATGAAGCTATCGCCGGTGTACCCTATGAGGAAATTGTAGAAACGGCGAGAGAATACATCCGTTCTATTGGCGGTTTTGAGAAATTCGCTGAGTGGGGTCTGGTATGGTAATTGAAAAGAAAAATGCAGCGGATCTGCTGCCCGCCGACTACAATCCTCGTAAGGATCTAAAGCCCGGTGATTCCGAATACGAAAAGCTGAAACGCTCTATTGAGCAGTTTGGCTATGTGGAGCCCGTGATCTGGAACAAGGCAACCGGCCGTGTGGTCGGCGGTCACCAGCGCCTTAAGGTGCTGATGGATATGGGCATCACCGAAGTGGACTGCGTGGTGGTGGATATGCCGGAGGATAAAGAAAAGGCACTCAATATCGCTCTGAATAAAATCAGCGGTGAATGGGACAAGGACAAGCTGTCTCTGCTGATCGCTGACCTCCAGGGCGTTGACTTCGATGTCTCCCTCACTGGTTTTGATCCTGCGGAAATCGATGATCTTTTCAAGGATAGTCGCAAGGTCAAAGATGATGACTTTGATGTGGATGCGGAGCTTCAGAAACCGACCATCACCAAGGCAGGCGACATTTGGCAGTTGGGTCGCCACCGCTTGATCTGCGGTGACAGCACCAAGGCTGAAACTTATGAATTGCTGATGGGTACCACCAAAGCAAACCTGGTCATCACCGATCCTCCCTACAATGTCAATTACGAAGGGAGTGCCGGGAAGATTAAAAATGACAATATGGCAGACGATGCCTTTTATAACTTCCTCCTGAATGCATATACACAGATGCACTCCGCAATGGCGGATGATGCGTCCATCTATGTGTTCCACGCAGACACCGAGGGCCTGAATTTCCGCAAGGCTTTTGCCGATGCGGGTTTTTATTTGTCCGGCTGTTGCATTTGGAAGAAACAGTCCTTGGTGCTGGGGCGTTCTCCTTATCAGTGGCAACACGAGCCTTGCCTGTACGGATGGAAGAAAAACGGCAAGCACCAATGGTACACGGGCAGGAAAGAAACCACCATCTGGGAATTTGATAAGCCCAAGAAGAATGGCGACCATCCTACGATGAAGCCGATTCCGCTGCTGGCATATCCCATTGAAAACTCCTCACTGAGTAATAGCGTAGTGCTGGACCCGTTTGGCGGTTCCGGTAGCACCCTCATTGCCTGTGAGCAGACAGACCGCATTTGCTATACCATCGAGCTTGACGAAAAGTTCTGCGATGTCATTGTGAAGCGGTACATGGAGCAGGTCGGCACCGCTGATGGTATATCTGTTCAGCGTGATGGTCTGACCTACAAGTACTCCGAATTGGAGGTCACAAATGAGTAGATTAACCCTGGGCAGTCTGTTTGACGGCTCCGGCGGTTTTCCCTTGGGCGGCTTGATCGCTGGTGTTACCCCTGTGTGGGC